CCCGTCCCGACTAATTAAGTGAGGTTAACATGGCTAACAAACAAACAGAATGGCTTTTTGACAGCCTTAACGTCTGTTTTGTGAAACCATCGCAGAAGCTAAACTATCTAGCACTGAAAACTGCGTTGGATACTAATTTGGTCTCAAGCCTTAAGGCTATGGCACCAGCATTTAGTAAATTCAAGCAGACGAGAGGAACGTACACTCTGCCCACCGGTATTCAATTATTTGAACACCTTCGGGTAGGCTGGGTACATTTCACTCCAGGCGATATAGTTTGGCTGTATGACAGGGACACAGGTAAGTATTACCTGAACCCAGAAACTGCGGAGCGTCGACCGATCAAGAATGCGTACCACGTTTCGGATGAGTTTTTATTGAGGCAACTTACAAGTGTTGCCGACTCATCAACATGGGACGATCCACAGATGGACTGGTCTACCGCCGATATGATGGGCGGTATGCAGTTCGTACCATGGACATTCGATGACATGGAAGGTGGGCCATTTAATATCAGTGGTTGGCTAAAACCTGAATTTCAGGCTGTAACCGACTGGAGAACATATGATGATTTCATCAGACACGCATGTATGAGTGTCCCGATGTACACATTTGCTCAAGCTGATAAGGCTCACAACGCCCTAAATAGCGCATGTAAACTTGGGTTCTTTGATAGAATCGTGAAAAACGGCTATATCAAACCAATGTTACTGCCAGCTTATGGAGGTGACTTTGCTCATAATACTCGATACCAGTACAAGCGAGATTCGCTTGATGGTGGAGATATACAACCGTTATTTGACGGTTATGATCCAAAGCACTCCGGTGATGATAGCTACAAAGAAATTGTTAATTTCTTTAATCAGGGCGAATTTGACAATAATGTCGGATTCGCGGTCAAGAATAACAAGCTTTATGACAGGCTCGGTGAGTCTGACTTTAATGCTATGGTTATCCTTGGCGAGCTACCTGAAACTATTCAGATGATCAAGGGCTTATTAACATTTGGTTCTTATTTTGTCAGACCTGCCAAACTTGGTAGGCATTTCAAAACGCTTCGCCATGCTGTCTCTGACACATGGCTTGGCTGGAACTTCGGGGTCGCGCCGACTATATCTGATATAAAAGATATGTTCAGCGTCCTCTTAGATCTTGAGAACAAAGTTGTTAAACCGCCTGTTGTCAGTCAATTAGAATACTTACGACGGCCGAAGCGTTGGGGCCATACTGCCACAGGCAGAGGTGGTACACCACCGTTTCGACCGATCGATAAGTTAACTGATTTTCCTGATAACGATAAACTGAATAGAAACGCCCACCCTTGGCAACTCTACGATGGAGTTGGTCTAGGGCCGGGCGACTGGCGTTATTACTTTGCAGAATTACACTATATCCGTCGAAAAATCTTCGTTAATGAAGATCGATGGCGAGAGTACATCAGTAAAGAACCAATGCCTACTTATCTTAGTGAATTTCTAGAAAGGATCGGTTTTCACCAGGACCCCCGAGTCATCACAGAGATGGCAGAGGCGGTCTGGGAACTTATCCCTTGGAGTTGGTTGATTGATTATTTCTTCAACCTTGGTGAGCTTTTTAAGAAACCTTTAGTTAATAACGAGGTTATACTTAAAATGGCTCAGGTCTCATCAGTTCGTTTTACGGGTGTCGAGCTAGGAATAGCTCAACGCCCTATAAACGCCGATAGGACCGACCATGACTCCATAGAAACTCTCTATCCAATAGCTCACTTCGGTGCACGCGAATTTCGCCGCACTGATGGTATGCTGGATAAACCAGACATACCTGGGGTGATAACAGGCTCATCACCTGTTACTATTAAACAACTGCTTAATTTCTTAGCAGTCATTAACAGCACTATTCGTTAGTGTATTCCTACTTGTAACGCAATAAATGGAGAACCACCTATGCGTATTATTGATTTGATTAAGGTACCAACGGACATGGACAGCGAAGGTAACTTCGTTGCCAATGATCTTACAATGTCCTATCGTACTCAGACAGAAGCAGTAGCTACTGCTGGTACGAGCACCATGCGAGATATGATTAGCAACGCTAATCCTGATCTTCCTGGTGTTAAAGACGGTAAGATTACCTGTACCGAACGTACGACTACATCAAAGAAAGGTATTGTTCATCACAATGTGCGTTTCTTAATTAAGGAACCACAAGTTGGTGTTAAACAGGGCCCTCTTGGCCTCGTTGCAGAAAATACTGATATAGAACAAACTATCAGTATTAGCTACTCGGGTCCAAAACGAATCGATGCAAATCCTCTTTTTGTCTCACATAGCGGTAAGCTAATTGATGAAATTCTTTCATCTTTAGCGGACGCCATGGGTAACAAAAACGGTCTCGCGGAGATTCTTAAGGGAGCGTAATCATGGATTATTTCCTTGATCGAATTGAGGCTGCTTTTGCCTCAATCACCGCTATCTGGCCAGTGCTTCGAACTTTCCTGGAATCATTAGGAACTTTCTAGGCTTTACTGGTCACCAACAACTAAGGACATATCATGACCTTTGAAAGTGATGTCATCACAATTTACACTGCTCTAACGCATGAATATTTTAGCATTCTCCATATTAATGAAGATGCTACTGCGCTAATAACCACACTTTTTACAACTGATAAAGTTGTAAGGGTGCTGACTGTCGATCTTCCTAAGTACGACGGCTATTTGCTTGACTACTTAGAGGGACGGATTACCGAAGAAGATTTCGTACTTCTCGCTAATTCGTTTCCTTTTAATCGCCTTATCGAAAAGGTGATTTCGGAGGATCCCGTTGCAATCGAAGCGTTTCGCCAGCTCTCACTTATCGGTAAGAAGCTTAAAGCTCCTTGCGAACATGGGAAAGAGCAACTTATGGTTGATCGTTTATATTGGACGGATCGGTCGTTACCTTGGACTTTGCCCGAGACTCCAATCTTGCGATTGGGTCGAGAGCTCGTTCTAAGTGTCCTGGGGGAAATAAGTCCCCGGGCCTTTAGTAGGGTAACACCGGGCTCAGGTGCCAGTGCGGACCGAGTACCAGTTCCGCTTCGTTATGAGCCATCTTCGATGGTCTTAACGAGCAGACTTGGTAATTGGTTCGGCTTACCTGGGCACGACAGCGTAGAATACATTTCACGTGTTCTAACGGTTCCTAAGGATGCACGCGGTCCGCGTGTCATCTGCTGTGAACCGGCAGGCCTCATGGCCTGCCAAAAGAGCGTGCAGTTATACTTGCACGACCTTTTCAACGAACACCCTCTGACGAGGGGACGTGTTAATGTATTGGATCAGGGAATAAACCAGAAATTAGCTAGGCTCGGATCTATGAATAGATCTGTTGCCACACTAGATATGGCTGAGGCTTCTGACCGCGTTTCAATCGCGCTGGTCAAAGCTCTCGTCCCTGCAGAATGGTTTGACCTCCTTATGAGCCTACGTAGTAGGTCTTATACAGTTGAGGGGAACCCGCGCTTCCAAAGAGTTACGATGCGAAAATTCGCTCCAATGGGATCAGCTTTATGCTTCCCCATTGAAACTCTTTGCTTCTGGGCTATAGCCTCTGCGGCTACAGCTAGAAGGTTGGGCGTGAATGTCATGCGAGCTTCGAGCCTGGTAACAGTTCATGGTGACGATACAATCGTTCCAAGTTCTTGTTACAGGGATGTTGCCAAGGCTCTTGAGGCTGTAAGCCTCAAGGTCAACCTTGGGAAGTCATTCGTCCGTGGATTCTTTAGGGAATCTTGTGGTGGTGACTTCTTTATGGGGCACGACGTTACGCCGTGCCGTGTAAACAACCTCTGGAGCAGCACTGAATCGCGGTTTGTTGAGCTTATGAACCTCCGTAACATTTTTTATGTTAAAGGTTTATGGCAGACAGCTAAGAGAATTGAGATGATGTTACCTAGTTGTAGTTATACTAGTAGTACCATCAGTCCGTTACCCTCAACAAGGCAGACACTAGTGCCTGGTTTTGTCGGTGGTACCGTTAATCGAATCTCTAAGGGCCGTCAAGTATTTACTATATCTACCTTAGGTGTTAAGAAATCTAAACACACTAAGAGGCCAACTGACGTTGGTCGGTATATACAGTACTGGACGTCAGAGCGAGAGTATGAAACTAAGCCATACTTATACTCTAACTGGAGCGGGAGCTACGACCAAAACATTATCTTA